GTTGTTTGGATGTGATCTGCGAACAGTTGGCCGCCAGTCAGCGTCCGTTGATTTTGGATGAGGCGGACTATTTGGTTACGCATAAGGGATTGGTCGAGCTGGTGCGCGACATCTACGAGGGCAGCCAAGCCCCGCTGATGTTGGTGGGCGAGGAGATGTTGCCGACCAAGCTGAAGAAATTCGAGCGTTTCCACGGCCGCGTGTTGGCTTGGGTACCTGCGCAGCCTGTCGATTTGGCAGACGCGGAAGAGTTGGCGAAGGTTTACGCACCTGATTTGACGTTTGAAAAAGATGCGCTGTCTTATTTGGTGGATTTGGCGCACGGCTCGGTACGCCGCGTAACGGTCAATCTGGTCAATCTGTTGGAGCTTGCCAACCAGCAAGGCTTGGATACGGTAACGCGCGATGTTTGTGCGAAAGCTGACCTGTACAAGGGCGAAGCACCTAAACGCGGGGTCAAATTATGAGCGTGACGACATTGACGAAGCCCCGCAACCGCCGACAAGAGATTTGGAACTGTCTGCGGGGCAATAAGGACAGGCTTCAGACAGTCTCTGAAATCGCCAAAGCCTGCCAACTGAGCGGTAATACGGTGTACACGTATCTGAAAGCTCTTAATAAAGGCGGGTTTGTGTCGATACAGAAGGGTTCGGACTTTTGCAGCCCATACGGATACCGACTGGAGCGGGATGCGGGTGTTGATGCGCCCCGCTTGTCTGATGACGGTCAGCCGTTGAAATGTCCGGTAACGGAAGCCTTGTGGCGGACGATGCGGATTTTGAAAACCTTTGACTTGGACGGCCTGACGGCCCACGTCAATATGACACACCATGTCAGCCGCAGTATGGCCAAGGTTTATGCTCAACACCTTGAAGCGGCGGGTTATCTGAAAAATACGGGCAACGCTCGGAAAAAATCGTTTGTCCTTTTGAAGAATACAGGGTCGAAAGCACCGCAGCTGCTGGCTGTCAGAGAGGTGTACGACCCAAATATAAACGAAATTGTATTAAGGGAGGTTCCTGATTATGAATGAAAAAGATTATATGAAAGAAGATTGGTACGCGGTTTTGAAGGAAGAGGTCGAGAAAGACGGACTGATGAAGACTGCGGCAAAACTCCGATACAGCGCGACAAGCATCAGTCTGATTTTGAACGGCAAATACAACGGCAAGCCTGACAAAGTTGCTGCGAAAGTGGCGGATGTATTTCGCAAGGTGATGTGTCCGTTTGAAGGTCGACGGATGGAACGAGCCGAATGTATTGAAATCTCTCTCTCCCCCGCTCCGACGCATAACCCTATCAAAATGCAGCACTGGCGGGCATGTCAAAAGTGTGAAATTAAACCATGCGAAAAGCGTAAAAAGGTTGGCTGAAATGAGACAAGAATATGCGGTACACGCCGGAGTCTATGAGGACACTTGGCACGATTATGAAACCCATAAACGTCGCAAGATTTGGCGGGCGGATGTGCGCGGCAAGCGCAAAGAAGGCTTCGCATGGCTGCAAATCCGCCGACTGCGGAAACGCTTTGAAAGCAAAGAGGAAGCCAGGGAATGGGCGGCGCAGGTTAAGGCGGATTGGGTGCGCAATAATTTTTTTGCCTTGAGAAAATATTAAGTAATTGATTTATAAGGAAATAGGAAAATGTCTAATTTGTTTTACGAACGAAAAACCAAGTGGATCGGTTTGGCTTTTTGGTTGTTGTTTTGGGCAGTTTTGGTGGGAACGATGCTGCACAGCTGCTCTAAGCCGGTGGTGTCGGCGGCGAAGTTGGAAATGTCACGCCGCGAGCGTCTGGCGGACTTGGAGGCTCAAGCCTTGGGCGAGCAATACGAGGCGATGAGTACGGAAGAAAAAATGAAGGGGATTGTTTATGAGCGATAAGCCATTGAGCCCTACGGCGAAACAAGAGGCTTTGGATCGGGCGGTAAAGGAAATACGCGCGAAATATGGCGATAAGGCGATTGTGAAAGGATGTGTGAAATGAGTTTCGGACGACGTAATACGGATTGGCAGGCTTGGGGACAACACCGCAGGCGTGCGACGGCGCGAATGGCGCAAAAAAACAGAGAGCGTGAAATCGAAGAATATCAGGCGCGTTTCAGACGGCCTGCCGAGAAGAAGGAGGAGAAAAAATGATTTGGTTTGTTGTCGGATTGGCGGTGTTGGTGCTGCTGGGGATTTGGCTTGAAATGCTGGCCCGAATCGTCGTGTTGCACATGACAGGCAAATGGTATGACGACAATTAAAACGGTAAGCCGTTGATGTTGCTCTATATTTTTTTGCCTTGTTGAAAATATAAGGTATTGATTTAAAAGGATTTAAAAATGAATAAAGAGAAAATCTTAGACAAAATCAAGAAATGCTTGGCTTTGAGTAAGTCGGCAAATGAACATGAAGCCGCACAGGCATTAAAGCAGGCGCAGGCTTTGATGGAGAAGTATGAAGTCAATGCTGTAGATATTGCTTTATCAGAAGTCTCTGAACAAGGGGCTGACCGGAGAATGGCGGTTAAGCTGGCCGAATGGCAGTGGGCCGTCGCAAACATGATTTCCGAAGTTTTCGGGTGCAAATGTTATCAACAGGGAGATGCAATGGTTTTTTACGGTTTGGGCAACCGAGCTGAGATTGCTTCCTATGCTTTTGATGTGGTCTATCGGCAGATTTCCGCCGCCCGTCGCGAATTTCTGAAAACCTGCCGAGCAAGAAAACCATCAAACAGAACCTATCTTGCCGACCAGTTTTGTAACGGATGGATGATGGGTGCTTGGGAGATAGTAAAAAAATTTGAGATGTCTGATGAAGAAAAAGCCGTTATGGACAGATACGCAAAAAAAGAACATTCGGACATTGTCGAAGCGAAAACAAGAGATGCGAAATCATCAATCCTACAAGGGTCAAAAATGGAATATGAGGCATTAGCTCAAGGAATGGAATCGGGCAAGCAAGTGCAGTTACATCATGCCATGAATGGTACGGACGGCGTAAAACAAATTGGAGAGCAAAAATGAATCAAAAAGAAATCACCGAATGGATCGAAGACCGTGGCGAGCTGATGATCATGAAGAAGGACGGCGAAGGCTTTGTAATCGCTGCGCGGTCGCCGGACGGGATGTGGAAGACTGCCGAGGCGGAAACTTTGGCTCGGGCGATAACTTTATGGGAGGAAGCGTGATGGCAAATATCGATTTAACTCAATGGGGAATGAAGCTTCAGGTAATCCCGCAAAGATTTGAGCATGAGCCTGCGATTTATGAAGTTGAATGTGGTAACGACTCCGTATTTTTCACAGAAGAACATGCTTACCAGCTTTATTACGCACTAGAAAAGGTTTTGGAGGATTTGTGATGTTTAAGTTGATTTATTTCGGTGTGGTGTTTGTTTTGGGGCTGGGTATGGCTTTGGTTTGTATGGCGGACTTCCTTAATGGCCGCCGTCCGCTGAAGGCCGAAATATTAGGCGCGGCAGGAATCACTTTTGGCTTGTTGGCCGCGTGGCTGTCGATGATGGTGTTGTCCGGAGCAATCAAATGAACGTGAAATGCCCGAACTGCGGGGCGGTGCATAGCCTGGACGCCTTAATCAATGATGCAGAGGCTTCGGCGGTATTAAAGGCTGTGTTGGAGATGGATGCGGAATTGGGCAAGGCGGCGATACGGTATATCGGTTTGTTCCGTCCTGCGAAATCCCAGCTCTCTTGGGCGCGTACCGCGAAACTGCTGAACGAGTTGATGCCGATGATTAAGGCACAGGAGGCGGTACGCGACGGGGTTTGTTTCCCCGCTCCTACCGAGGCTTGGATTCATGGTTTTAACGAGACGGTCAACGCACGCGACCAAGGCCGTCTGAAAACGCCGCTGAAGTCGCACGGCTACCTGTATGAAATCCTTGCAGGCTGGGTCGGCCAGCCAAGCGCAGGGCAACAGACGGTAAACCAACCCAGCCGCCGTGCCGCACTGCAGGCCAACCCCAGCCAAACCCTGACCGCAGCCGCATCGCTGCAAGGACTGAAGAAATGAAAGAACTGCCTACCCAACTGCATAACGCCATGATCGACGGCCTGACCATGCTTTTGACCCTGCGTCTGAGCGGTTCGCCGGCTGCCGACACTGTGGCCGCCACTGCGCAAACTTGGAGCCGTGTGTTGGCGCACGGCCGGGCGTGGGACGAAGCGCGAGATGTACCGCGCTTTCAGACGGCCTTTATGGTGCTGGCAAATGAAATGAGCCGCTGGCCGAGTCCGAAAGATTTTTTGGACAATCTGCCGCCACCGCCGGAGCCGTTGAAATTGGAACACCGCTACCGACCGAGCGCAGACGAAAAAGCACGCGGCAAAGCGGCTTTAAAACAGATTCAATCCGCCGTTAAAGCAATTTTAAACGGCAAAAATATCAACTAAACCGAAAGGAAAAATGATGGCTAAATCGAAAAAAATCAAAAGCGAAGCCCTGACCGTGGGCATTCAAGACCGCGCGGACGCGTCGGTGCAAATCAAACGCATGGGCGATTTGCAGCGCGAAATCGAGCGTATCCAAGCCGACCACAACGACAATGTGGCCGAATTGCAAAAACAGGCCGACGAGCGTGTTGCGCCCCTGATGGCGGAAATCAACGCCATTCATGCCGGTGTGCAGGCGTGGAGCGAAGCCAACCGCGATGCGCTGACCGATGGCGGCAAGGTCAAATTTGCCGACCTGACCACCGGCATTATTCGCTGGCGCAACAACCCGCCAAAATGCAGCGTCAGCGGTGTTGATGCGGTGCTGGCTTTATTGGAGTCAAAGCCCGACTTGGCACGCTTTATCCGCGTGAAGAAAGAAGTCAATAAAGATGCGGTATTGAATGAACCTGAGTTTTTCGCCGACAACCCTGTGCCGGGAATTAAGATTGTGCAGGGTAAGGAGTTTTTCAGCGTCGAACCGCATAATCAGGAGTTGTCATGATGGAAAACGGAAACTTAAATACCGACGAGCTGGCAGTTTTAAGAACTGCCGCACGCGATTCCTTCTACATCCATGCTCAAGTTGAAAACGCCAACCGAAAATTAGAAACCGCGTTTCTCGTGTGGGAAAAAGTGAAAGAAGGAGAAAAAGAGGCTATACGCAACCGAAAAAAAGCCTTTATTTATCACTGCGCCGGGGTGGTTTGGTTTTTTCTTGCGTTGATTTTATTGCTTCTTTGGTAATAAGTAGATTTTATAAAGGATTATATTATGTGGTTTAAACAAGTTACCCCATTTCGTGTGTTTGAATTGCCGGAAGCTGAACGGCTCGAAATAGCACTTGCAGAAAACTGGTTTTGTTCTCCTGCTGGATTAGACTGGTTTAGTGAAGGCTTTTATTACCCGGTGCCATTTGGGAAGCCTATTATTTTTGAAGCCCAAAAGACTATGCTTATCAGTTTGATGCGAGAAGAAAAAGTATTACCCAGTGCGGCCATCAAACATAAATTGGACGAACAGGTTGTTAAGATCCAAACTGCCGAAGACCGTAATGTCGGTCGCAGAGAAAAGCATGAATTACGCGAAGCAATTATCGACGACCTGCTGCCTAAAGCATTGACGAAAAGCAGCCGCACTAACGGCTTGCTGGACACAGGCTGGCTGTGGGTAGATACCGCCAGCCGCCACAAGGCTGAAAATCTGTTGACTAAATTGCGCGAAGCCCTTGGCGGCCTGCCTGCTCAACAGCCGGTCGCCCGTCAATCGCCGGCATCATTGATGACCAATTGGCTGTTGCAGGGAGAAGCCCAAGGCCGGTTTGTGTTGGATAGTGATGTTACCCTGGTCGGAGCGGGCGATGTTGCTCCCAAAGTTAAAATCAGCCGCAAAGACCTTACCGCCGAAGATGTGGTACAACACGCCAAAAACGGCATGATAGTAACCGAACTTGGCTTGATTTGGAATGGCCGCGTGGCATTTATCCTGACACAGGATTTAACACTGAAACGTATCCAATGGCTGGACGTTGTACAGGAAGAAGCTGAAGGCAGCTGTGATGATGCGGAAAGTATGGCTTATGCCACACAGCTACTGATGGAGGCCGCACTGAGTGCGATTCTTGGTGAGTTGGTGGATTTACTGGGAGGTTGGCAGGAATGATGGAGGGTTGGGACGTTTAAAGCTGGATTAAAGGCCGTCTGAAATGGGGTTTAAAACCTGTTTCAGACGGCCTTTTTTATGTCTGTCAGTTTCGCAAAAAAAAACATCGACTTAATACTATATATTGTATTTTATTGGTATAATATGCGCTAATTTATACTATATGTTGTATCGGAGAAATAATGCGCCGGGCGTTGATTGCGAAAATTAAAATTGCTCAAAAGGAGCTGGGCTTGGACGACGGTACCTATCGCGCGGTGTTGGAGCGTGTGACGGGCAAGCGGTCGTGTACTGAGTGCAGTATCCCCGAGCTGGAACGCGTAGTAGAGGATTTGCGCCAGCATGGGTTTACGCCGAAGAAAACGGCGGGCCGTCGTCCGAACCGCCGAAGCTCTGCTGATCCGATGATGCGGAAAATCGAAGCCCTGCTGCTGGATAACGGCTGGACTTGGAATTATGCGCACGGTACGGCGAAAAAGATGTTTAAGGTTGACCGCGTGGAATGGTTGTCCGACGGCAATATGCACAAGCTGGTGGCGGCGTTGCAGATTGCGGCGAACCGAAAGAAGAAGGAGGCATAGGAATGAGCGTAAGTTGGGAGATGACGGAGCAGGATTTTGAGGATGTGAAACATCTTCTGCCGCAGAGCGTGGTGGCGATGATTACGGTCATCGGGCTGGAGGCAACATTTCACATGGTCAAGGTATGGGGCGGAACGAATTATCCGATTTCCAACCGCCGCCGCAATACGCGCCAAAGCCGAATCTTACACGCGCAACTGGTCGAGGACATCGGCGAAGAAGCTGCGGGACGACTGGAGCGAGCATATGCCGGTCAGCCTTTCTTGGCGATTCCGCGTTGCTGGGATGCAATGCGCGAGCTGCGCAACCGATTTATCCGCCGCCAGTATGATGCGATGAGCGCAGAAGGTTTGAGCGATTTGGTTATTGTGCGCGAGCTGGTGTTGGCTCATCGGCTTTCTACGCGAAATATCCGTTACATTTTGAAAGAGGCCGACCGCGAGGCGGCGGCAAGAGCGCAGACGGATATGTTTGCGGCGTAATTGTGTTGTGTGTTTCTTGTGAGTGGACCTTTGCCCTGCTTTATGCGGGGCTTTTTTTGTTTGCGGGATAGTAAGTGCATTTGTGCCGACCGTCTTATGCCGTCTGAAAAGGTTAAATAAGGTTTTGAAAATAAATCGTGATTTAACTTTGGAGATGCTAATGGGTAAAACTGTAACTTTGACAGCAGGCCACAGCAACACCGACCCGGGCGCGGTCAACGGAAGCGACCGTGAGGCGGACTTGGCGCAGGATATGCGCAACATCGTGGCATCTATCTTGCGCGATGACTACGGCTTGACCGTTAAAACCGACGGTACGGGCAAAGGCAATATGCCGCTGCGCGAGGCTGTAAAACTGATTCGCGGCTCGGATGTGGCGATTGAGTTTCACACCAACGCAGCGGCCGCGAAAACGGCCACTGGCATTGAGGCTTTGAGTACCGTCAAAAACAAACGCTGGTGTCAGGTGCTGAGCAAGGCTGTTGCGAAGGCTACCGGCTGGAAACTGCGCGGCGAAGACGGCTTTAAACCCGACAATGCGGGCCAGCATTCGCGCCTGGCTTATGCACAAGCCGGCGGAATTGTGTTTGAGCCTTTTTTCATCAGCAACGACACTGATTTGGCCTTGTTTAAGACTACTAAATGGGGCATCTGCCGCGCGATTGCGGACGCGATTGCGATGGAATTGGGAGCGGCGAAGGTATGAAAAAGTCTTTGATTGCTTTATCTATTGCCTATTGTGCAAAGTTAAAAAACGGTTTTGGCGTACCGCCGTTACCTGAAATCAAAATCACGCCAAGCCCTGTTCGGGTAGGCTCTTTGAAACAACATCCGAGCCTGCGCTTGGGTAAATCAGGCGTGGCGGCAGCCAAACGCGCGGCGCGTAAACGCAAGAATCGTCGTTAATCATGGGACAGGTTGAGTTTTACGAAAAGATGATTGAGCTATGGTCGCGCAAAAGCCGTGAGGCAAGCGAACGGGCTGATTTGGCTGCGTTTGAATTTGCTGCGGGCGAACTGGCCAATTATCAGGAAATGCTGAAACGGCACCTGCAAACCAAAAGTGTGGAATAGCAATGCGTATTTTGGATATTTTTAAAAACCCGGC